GCCATCGTGGCGAGCTGCGGGAACGTGTCGATGGACGCGACCCACACGGCCTGCCCGAGCGAGCTGGGAAGCATCCGGGCGTACATCTTGGCGATGTTCTCCCAGACGATGCTGGTGGCGGGCTGACCGGCCTCAGCGGTGACGGAGACGGCGGCAGCGGAGTTGAGCCAGCCGAGCGGCTCTCCGATGCCGGTGCCGTTCATGAAGCCGTCGTCCTCGTAGAAGGCCATGGCCCGCGGGTAGGACTGGTTGAAGAACGCCGAGAACGCGGTGGCGTCCGCGACGAGCTCGTTGGGGACCTCCGAGTAGGCGGTCAGCTTCTTGGCTTCGAGCTTCAGGCGCCGGAACTTGCCCTGGGACTCGGCGAGGGTGGCGCCCTCCTCGGTCCAGTAGCAGACGATGCCACCGAACACCGACGACACGTTCGACGTCGAGTCCACGGCGGGGATCAGGACCGACAGCGACTCCATCGGGATCACCGTCGCCAACGGCCGGGTGACCGACATCTCCAGGGCGATCATCATCACGTCGGAGCGCAGGGTCTCCGGGATGAGGAACCCGCCGTCAGCGGGGATCGTGGAGCCGTAGTCGTTCTGGATCTTGTAGAGGGCGTCGATCTTGTCCTGCCGCTTGGCCTTGTCGCCGGGGAGCTTGTCGGCGCGGTGCCAGATCGTCTGGAGGAAGTCGGCGGCGTTGTCGAACAGTTCCTGGTCGTCGAGCTTGGCGCCGGGGGCCTTCGGGTTGAACAGGGCGTTGCGGGCACCCCAGCCGGGGGCGCCGAGCTTGGAGCCGGCGTTGGCTTGGCGGCCGGCGGTCAGGTCGAGGCGGCTGACCGACTTGTCCTTGCCGGCGGCCTCGTCCTTGAGCCGCCACGCCAGTTGCCGGTCCAGTTCCTCGCGGGCTTCGGCGGCGAGCTTGGGGCGCTCCTCGTCGAGGACAGCCTTGACGCCGTTGGCGACCTCGTCCTTGACCCTCGCCTGGAGTTCGGGGTCGTTCTTGGCTGCCTGCCGCATGTAGGCGGTGGTCCAGTCGGCCATCGCCTTGGGGTCGGCGTTGAGGGCCTTGAGTGTCGCCTCGTCGGTGAGCATCTCGGCCAGCTCGTCAGCGCTCTTGGCGGTGAGGAGATCGGTCATTGGTCTACGGCCTCCTTGACGGCCTTGAGGAAGTTGAACGCTGGGATGGGTTCGGGTCGCGGGCGGGTTGCTGCGACGAGGGTGTTGAACAGGGGGTTGACCACCAGCGGGGCCTGGGCGACAGCGGTGACCGGCGTCGCGGCGGTGTCGTCGGGTGCGCCGGTGCCCTTCGCTGCGAGGAGTTCGTCGGCGAGGCCGACGTCGACGGCCTGCTGACCGAAGTAGTAGGACTCGGCCCGCATCCGGTCCCGCCACTCCTTGGCCTTGGTGTCCGGGACGTGCGCGGCGTAGGCGCCGGCCAACGATTCGGAGACCTGGTCGAGGAGGTCGGCCATGGCCTGCATGTCCGTGGCGTTGCCGTAGCAGAACCCGGAGGCGTCGTGGATCATCATCATCCCGAGCGGGTCGATGCCGATCGTGTCGCCACCCATCGCGATGATCGAGGCGATGGAGGCGGCCATCCCGTCGATGGACACGTACACGTCGGCGGGGTGGTCGAGCAGGGCCCGGCGGATGTTGATGCCTTCGTAGACGTCGCCGCCCGGGCTGTTGAGGTGCACGAGGATGCGGCTGGCGTCGAGTTCGTTGAGGGCGGCGATGACGTCCTGGGCGAGGATCCCCCACCACGAGATCTCGTCGCAGATCCACACCTCAGCGGTGTCGTCGGCCTGGTTGAGGACCCGTAGCCCGCTGTTGGCGGCCGGGCGTGGGCTACCGGGGCCGGCGCACCAGGGGCGGCCGACGAGATCAACGACCTTGGCCCGCGGGTGCTTCGAGGTCCACGCCCCGATGCGGGCCGTCGAGGCGGCGACCGCAGAGGTGAGGGTGCGGGTGTCGTTGCCTTCGATGGCCTCGGCCATGCGTCGCAACTGTTCGGCGGTGCCGAACACCATGCCGTCGTCGTCACCGGCCGGGGGGCCGTTCACGGGCCCCGAGTTGCCGGGCTTGTCCCAGCGGGCGCGGGCGCCGGCGAGCCCAGCGCGGCGGCGCTTCTCCGACAGGGTCTCCTCAGGCATGGGCGCTCCCTCGCACGACGCAGATCGTGGAGGACGTGTGGCGCGCGCCTATCGGGCGGTGGCCCGCTCCAGTTCCGCGGCGGCGTCGATGGCCGGGGCCGGGCGGTCGCCGGCGAGGAACGCGAGCACCGCCGCTGCGGGGAGACCGGGCTGGGCCGGTGCTGCGGGGATCGCGGACCGGGGCACCGGGGGCAGCCCGTACGCGGCCAGCGTCTGGTCCCAGTCGCCGCCCTGTCCGATCACGGCCATCGCTGCGGCGACCCGGGAGTCACGGTCAGCGTTCTCCTGCTCAGCGGAGGAGGGCGTTGGGTCGTCGTAGTCGAATTCGAGTAGCGGGTCGGCGTCGAACAGGGGGAGCAGTTGGTTGTTGACCTTGCCCTTGATGCGGTCGAGCCGGGGGATGAGGAGGTCTTCGGCGAACAGCCAGCGGGCGGCCTCGGCGTTGGCCCGGTTCACGTCATCGGAGAGCCCGAGGCTGGCCTTGTGGATCCCGAATGCTTCGCGCATCAGGTCACCGGTCGCGTTGACCAACTCGGCGAACTGCATGTCTTTCTGGGAGTACTTGCGTTCGACCCAGGTGGCGTTCTCCAGGACACCGACCCGGTGGGCGGCGGCGACACCACGGTGCTGTTCCCGCCACCGTTCCTGCCACCGTGCGAACTCGGTGTCCGACAGCGACTTGTCGAACACCACGAAACCGCCCGGCTCCGCGGAGTTGATGAAGAAGTTGCGGTTCCATTCGATCGCATACCGGCGGGAGTCGGCGACCGACATCACAGCTTGGACCGGGCCCATGCCCCGGTAGGGGTCCATCGGGTTCGGCATCTTGATCTGGATGACTTCGTCGAGGCCGAGGGGGATCAGTTGGCCCTCGGGGCCGCGGTACACGTACCCGGAGATGAACTCGTCAGGGTCCGGGACGGGGGCCATGCGGTCGGGGCGGATCGGCCACAGTTCCAACGGGAGCGACGAGCGGGGGTCGCGGCCGATCACCCACCAGCCCTCCCCTGTCAGGTCGATGTGCTGCTGGAACGACTCGACGAACTCTTGGCGGGCCATGAACGGGTTCGGTTTCTGCCACAGGTCGAGCGCTGCGTGGGCGGTGACCTCGGTGCGTTCACCCGCGGCCCGGACGCCGGCCCGCTGGGACGGGTTGCGCCACAGCCGCCAGGTGACCTTCGCGGTGCCGTTCGAGGTGCGGTTGACGATCCCGAACAGGGTGCCGACCGTGCCCATCATCTGCATCTGGCCGACCATGTTGTTGGGGGTGCCACCAGATCCGACGAGCCCGCGGCCGGGGGCCGCGGCGAGCGGGACCGGTGACTTGTCGAGGAGAGGGCCGAGCAGGGAGCGCATCAGCTCTCCTCCTGCGGCTGGTCCCATTGGGCGACGACGGTGCCGCGGCAGCGTGGGCCGCCGGCGCAGTCGGGGTATCCGCCGCACCCGTACACGGACATGGCCTCGTCCAGGGTGGCGAATTCGGTGCCGTCCTCTGCTTCGCAGGCGTCGCAGGTGTTGCCGTCGTTGGCCTCGGAGGCGACGTAGGTTGCGACGGGGGCGATGACGAGGGTGGCGAACCTGCCTTGGTTCTGGGCCGCCGACAGGGCGCCGCCAAGCTGGGCGGTCAGGTAGGCGTCGGAGAGGCTGGCCAAATGGGCGGCGACTTCGTCGGCGACCTCGTCACCGGTGCGGCCGGGGGTGGCGCGGCGGAGCGCTTCCTGGCCAGCAGCTATGGCGAGCCCGGCGGCGAGCAGCCCGGCGGCTGTGGCCGAGTAGGTGCCGAGGGTGTCGGGGTCGACGACGCCGGGGTCGACGGTGACACCCTGGTTCTCGGCGGTGTCGGCCATCTGCTGGGCGGCGGAGGCTGCGAGGTCTTGGAGCGCGAGGGTCAACGTGTCCTCGGCGTCACCGGTGTCGACGGACAGGGCGGCGAGCGCCTCGATGTCGTCGGCGTCGATCGCCGCACGGATCTGCTTCACGAGGCTGCGTTTCTGCGCAGCAGCGACAGGCCCCCAATCGGCGAGCAGCTCCTTCAGCGCGGCCTGCCAGTCGGCCTGCACCTCGGCCAACTCCTCGTCGGCCTGATCCCACGGGCGGATCACTGCGGCTGCTCGGCCTTGGTGGTGAGGCCCTCCATCAGGAGGCACGAGACCCCGGCGGCGACCCACCCGGCAGGCCCCGAGATTTGCCATACGCCGTAGCAAATCGCTGCGAAACCCCCAGCGTAGAGGGCCAACTGCCGGCCTCTCGTCACCGTCCGGCCGAGCCATCGGCCGATGGCAGGAACCACCACGGCGGTGACGGCCCACACCTTCGCGAGGACACTGCCCTGCCGGACACTCAACGGGATGTCGATCACGGACACGGACGCCAGACTGCCGATGCGGTGGCGCGCGGGTCAGGTCGGGAGCCGGGCCTTCGCTGCCCGGCCACGTAGCCAGCGGCCCACATCCCGGGCCGGGCCGTCGACCTCTTCGAGTTGCGCCGCGGGCGTCACGCATGTCGGCCATCAGGCTGGCCGTCAGGTCACGAGCCTGGCGCAGCTGAACCTTGACCCGCTCCAGGTGCTCACGGTCCTCGGCCGCAGCCTCCTCCGCATCCCAGCACTCAGCCGCGTGGGGGCAGTCGGTCATGGTCTCCCCCACCGGCGCAGGTCTTTCCAGCACTGCCGGCATGTGGCCATCAGGTTGCGCCACGCGTCGGCGGCCTCACGCCAGTCAGCGCAGTACTGCCGCCACCACGACCACAGCCGTTCGCTCACGTGAGCCACCGGACTTTCGGCTCCCCGGCCCCGAGGTCGCGTTCCGCGACCATGTACCGCATCGCGTCGCAGCCATCATCCTGCTCCTTCAACGGCGCCTCCTTCCCCTTCGGGTTCGCCCACACATACCCGGGGATCTCCTCCGCCGTCGACGCCGGCAACTTCGCCTCCTCCTGGCTCATGTCCCGTTCCCGGACCGTGTCCCGCATGACCGTCAACCGTGGGCGCCCATCGTCCTGCAACTTCAACCGGGACTGCACCGCCTGGATGCCCTCGGTCACCTTCTTCGTCGCCGCCGTCGTCGACCGGCCCAGATGCTTCTCCAACGTGGCCCGGCCCTCAGCATCGTGGTCGCAGACCACACCGCGGGGCTCCGGTTCAATCCACTGCCGGCGGCCCGCCTCGACAGCGGCGAGCACGTTCTCCGCGGTCGCTTCGTCTTCCTCACGGCGTTCCTCGCCCTGCACCCACCGGGTCACCGCGACCATCACGTCACGGGCATGGTCCTCGACCAGCCGTTTCGTCATGTACTGCTCCGCGTACAGGACCAGCCGCCCGTCGGGGTCCTCGGCCCAGCGTTGCAGCACAAACGGGTGCGAGAAACCGAAGTCGACAACCCACCACCGGTCCCAGTCCTTCGGCAGATAGAACCGGTCAACCAGATGCACCGCATCATCCCACGTCTCATAGATGGCGCCCTCAGCGGTGACCCACTTGCCGTGCCGCAGCCTGGCTTTGCGGGGGCCGGTGAGCTTGTCGAGCTTGCCTTCGATGTAGTCCCGGCCCCGGGTAGTGATCTGCCCGTCATCGCCGTACAGGGTCGGATTGTCGGTGTGCCTCGATTCGAGCATCGTGGTCTGCCCGTTGTTGGCACGCTGCCGGAGCCAATGCGTCGGCGTGGAGGGGTTGGTATCGGCGATCAGCTGCTGGAACGACATCTCATAGTTCCGGAGACGGGTCGTGAGCGCTTCCCAGTCGTCCTCTGTTAGCTCGGTCGCCTCCTGCACATAGACGATGTCGTACTCGGTTGACATCACCTTCGACGGGTTGTCCATCCCGCCGAGCGTGATCGTCGACCCGTTGCTGTACCGGTACTGCGCCGGTTCGCGCTGGTTGCCACCGAAGAAGCTCACCGACCCGTTCGTCAGCGCCTCGGCCGCGACGAACTTCTCGTAGGTCTGGGCCGCCGACGACGCCAGTGACCGCAGCGTCTTGCGGACCATCAGGGCCTTCATCCCCGGAGTGAGGAGCGCCATCATGTGCAGCTTCTCCAGGCACGCCCTCGACTTGCCGGTACCTGCGGGCCCGGACAGGACCAGCTCGGGGTCGCGTCGCTCGAACGCCTGGGCGCACGCACCACGTGGGGCGTACCGGTGCTCCAGCACCCCGGTGTCGGTCATCGCCAGGGACGGCGCCGGGTGAGCCAGGCCCGCAACCGGGTGACGCGAGGGAACAGGTCGATCGACGGGATGGCAGGCGGGTCGGGTCGCAGCCAGGGCCGTAGCAGCCGGTCGAACATGGCGACCATGACCCGGGCGATGTCGCCGGCCTCGAGGTCGCTGAGCACGGCGAACGTCACCGGCTGGTAGCCCTTCAGGACGCCACGGCCGAGGGGCTGCATGACGCAGACCACGACCACGTCCCGGTCGTAGGCGCTGCCCATCGAGTCGACCACCACTGGGCCGGCCAGGTCCGGGAGGGCGTCCAGCTCGTGGCGGAGCGCGACGACGAGGTCACCGCGGAGCATGTCGCGGTAGGTCATCGGAGAGCCTGCATGTCGACGCCTTCGATGACGTAGGTGACGGTCATGCCGGCGTCGACCTTCACCGCCGAGTCCAGCCCCAACAGCCGGGCTTGGCGTTCCTGGATGCGGAGCAGCGTCGCTATCGCCTGCAACACCGGGCCGTCATCCTCAAGCTTGACGGTCCGCTCCTCCTCCGTCTGCGGGTCCTTCTCGGTGACGGTGATCACCCGGCCATGCGACACCGTCAGATGCCGGGTTTCCAGCACCTTCCACGCTGCGGCCCGCATCGCCTCCAACTCGGCCAGGAGCATCTCGCGGTGTTCGTCGACCGCGAGCCCCAACTGTTCGCGCCGTTCGGTGAGTGCCCGGCGCACGTCCTCGTGGGCGTTGGCCTTGCTGCGATAGCCGCACTCGGCGGCGATGTCGTCCCACTTGGCGCCCTGGATCCGCAACTGGATCGCCTTGGCGCGGCGCTCCGCGACCTCGGCCTGTTTCGCGATGTTCGCCACTGCTCAGACCGCCGAGGTCGCGGGTTCGGGCCCGGTGATGAGTTGGGTGCCGCGGATGATTTGGACGTGGCCTTGACGGATGACGGTGACGGGGTGGGCGGGCCACTTCGGTACCGGCTTGTGGGGTGTGCCGCAGCCGGGGCAGAAGACGGCGGTGGCGTCGCCGCCTTCGTCGTAGTCGGGGCGTGGGGCCGCGCAGTCCGGGCAGATGTGGGGGCCGGGTGGGTGGATGGTTGGTGTGCCGTCGGGGCTGATGAGCCGGACTTCGATCCAGCCGTCGGTTTCGTCGCCGGCCATGGCTTCGACGGTTTGGAGGGTCCAGTCCTGGCCGCGGAACAGGACGGCGAGCCCGAGGGTGAACGTGTCGCCGTGGCGGGCGGAGATGTGCCCGTCGTGGAGGCGGGGGCCGCCGTGGCCTTCGGGTGGGGTGATCTCGCAGGTGACACAGCTCACGGAGTGGGCTCCTGGCGTAAGGGGGCAGGGATGGTGCGGTCGAGGCAGGTGCATTCGGCGGCGTCACAGCAGGGGTCGAGAGCATCCGTTATCACGCCGATGGCCTGCGTTTTCCTGGATTTTCTCCAGTGTGCGGTGTTGTCTCGGAGGCATTCGGAGCAGCGGCGCCGGCCGTTGGCGTCGACCCGGTCGTACTGGTGGCCTTTGGGGCATTGCTTGCGGTTGGCGTTGACGAGCGCGACACCCCGCAGGTTGTCCCCCCAGCGGGGCCACACATCCCCAGGGTGGATCCCGCACCGGATCGCCCACTCGTCCGCCTGCGCCTCCGTGAGGCCCAGTGTGCGGCAGCGGAGGACCCAGCCGCGGGACATGTCGAGGGCGTGTACGAGCTGGGACGTCAAGCGGTCGTCGGCGGGGTTGAGGCCGAGCGCGGCGGCGAGGTCGGCGACGGCGTACGGCCTGGGTTGACGGCGGCGGGCGGCCCGCTCCGTGAGCCAGCTCATGCCGCTGTCCTGCGCATGTGGCGGCGGATGAGGATCCTCTGGGTGGGGGTGGTGCCGCCGACGTAGGTGCCGGTTTGGCGGTCGATGTCGGACGGTGTGTGGCGGAGCCAGACGGCGAGGCAGGGGTAGCGGACGGGGCAGCGTGCGCAGATGGCGGCGGCGGGGAGGTAGTCGTAGCCGACGCCGGTCTTGGTGCGGATGGTGACGGGGGGCATGAATGTGACGGGGGGTTCGTCGGCGCAGCCGATCTGTTTCCGCCACTGCTGGTTGGCGGGGTCGATGCTGCGGAGCCGGGTGATGTCGAGCCATGGGGGCATCGTCGCGGCCGGCGTCTTAGCCACCGCCGGTCCCCTCGGCGTCGGACGTCTCCTTGGTCTTGTCGATGGTGTCCAGGGCCTGGTTCATTCGGCTGATGGATTCGCTGGCGTCGTGGAGGTCGGTGACGTCGTCTCGGAGCGCCCGGGCGGCGGCGGTCAGTTGCTTGTAGGCCTCGGTGCAGTGCCCGTTGAGGTGTTCGGTGATCGTCTCAGCGAGTGTTCTGGCATTGTCGGGTATCCCGGCGGGCTGACCCACCTGGATGACGAGTCGGCTGACCCGGTTGGCGTCGATGACCTTCCCGTCAGCTGTCACGACCCAGCACGGTTCACGCTCGGCGGGGAACGTGACACCCCGGTGAGCGAGCACCGCGAGGATGGTGCGGGCGTCGTCCGTGAAGCTCATCGGTCCGTCTGGGCGGCTGGCGTACATGGCGATCAGCTCGCTCTGCACCGCGTCGACGAGCGGCTGGGGGATGTCAGCCATTGGGGGTCTCCTGGGTGGGGTTGGTGGGTTCGCCGAGATCGGGGGTTCGCTGCTGGCGGAGGGCGTCTCGTAGTGCTGCGGCGCGGGCGGCGTTGGTCTCGGGGTCGGGGGGTTCGGCTGCGATGGCGCGGGTCTTGGCTGTGCCTGCTTCGGTGGCGGCGTGGAGGGCTTGTTGCTGTCCGGAGAGGGGGTTCGATGTGGTGCTGTTTGTGCTCGCGTTGGGGGTGTTTCGTTGCTGTGTCGCGGCCGCAAGTTGCTGTGCGGTAACCGCCGGGTTTTCGTCGGCGAGGAGCCGCCAGAAGGGTTCGTTCTCGCGGCGGATTGGGGTGATGCGGGAGCGTCGGTAGCCCTCGGGGTTGTCGAGTTCGCCTAGGGCTGCCCGTCGGTTCATCTCGTCTACGGCGAGCAGGGTTGCGGCTGCTGTGAGCAGGGTGTTTGGGTCTTGGGGCTGGTCGGGTGACGGCGGATCTGGTCCTGGCCAGTCAGCCGGGTCGGGGCGCGTACCAACGGTTGTTGGCTGGGTAGGTAAGTCACCTAGGGACGGAGACGGGGACGGGGTTCCATTTAGCTTCTCGTCTGCTTCGGCGTTAGGTCCCGGTTTGCTTCTGTCGGGCGGAAGCGTTTGCTTCCGGTTTGCTTCCGGTTTGGTTGAGGGTGGGCGGCTGCGTTGGCCTCCCTTGCGGCCTGCGTCAGCCCGGACTCGGCGCTTTTCCAGTTCGGCTTCGGCGGTCGGGTTCCAGTCGTGGTAGTCGTGGATCACGTACTCCCCTGGACCGCACGGTGCACAGCGGGGGCAGTCGTGGCCCGGGGGGTGCCAGAGCCCGACCTCGACCAGGCGGCGGGCAGTCGCAGCCGGGCGCACGTCAGCTGCGGCGGCGATCAGGGCGAGGGAGCCGGCAGGGATACGCCCATCCGTGTACTCGCCTGCCGAGTAGAGGCCGCCGGCGACGAACAGGGCGCGGCCGTCCTTCCCGGCGGCCAGGGCCTTCGGGTGGGTTAGGAACCCGTCGTCCATCCTCCACCAGCTCAACTGGCCTCCTCTTCGTTGCGGCGGTTGCGGTGGTCGGCTGCTTCTCGGCGGTGTTTCGCCAGTGCCCGCCATTCGCTGTCGGTGCCGTTGTGGAGTGAGCCGCAGCTGCACAAGTACCGGCCGTGGGGGTGGTGCACGGTGACGGAACGGTCGTGGCCGCCACACCACGGGCATGACGGCCCGTCGCTGTGGGGTGCGGTGGTCCCGGCGTAGTGGTCGTCGGGCTGCTCGTACACACCGTGGCCGAGGTCGGTCATGCTGCGCCCCGTTCGGTCCAGAGCCAGGCCTGGCGCCATCCGCCGG